TATCAAAGCATGGCAAAAAGGAGATGATCCTGAAATGACCAAAGCAATGAAAGGCACAGAGAAGACTGTGATACAAATGTTCAAAGACTGTGTGGAAGAAGAAAAAGCATGGGCAAAACATTTGTTCAAAGATGGATCAATTATAGGTCTTAATGAAAAATTACTAGGTCAATATGTTGAATGGATTGCTAACAAAAGATTGAGAGCATTAGGGTACGATGCTATTTACGATGTATCAGCATCTCAAAATCCACTACCTTGGACACAGCATTGGCTGTCGAGCAGAGGCATGCAGGTGGCTCCCCAACAAACTCAAGTTCAATCTTACATAGTTGGTGGCATCAAGCAAGACGTGAAAAAAGGCCAGTTCAGTAAGTTCAAACTTTAATAGGTTTCAACTTCAGTCTGATAAATAGATGTATGGGTTACATCTATAAAATAACAAACACAGTCAACAATAAATCTTATATCGGTTATACAACCAATCCACGAGCACGATGGGAAGGACACAGACACAACCAAGGTAGTGCTTTAGTATTTCAAGCAATCAAAAAATATGGACTAGATAAGATTGAGTTTAAAGTGATCGCAGAAGACACAGTGGACAACGAACAGCGGTACATAGAGAAACATAACACTATGGCACCGAACGGATACAACCTCACAGAGGGAGGTAGCCTACCACCAAATCACAAGGGCAAGACCTACAAAGAGATATACGGTGCTGACTGGAAACAACAAGTACAAAAAAGAAGATTAAAACAAATAGCAAGAGGAGGGCACGGACCCATGGCTCATACCGAAGAAACAAAAAAGAAAATTAGCAAAGCGACCAAGGGAAAAAACAACCCCATGTATGGAAAAACACAATCATCCCATACAAGGAAATTAATTAGTGAAAGCAAGAAAGGTAAAGGAGTTGGTGACAGAAATCCAAATGCAAAACAATGGGTTTTGATTTCCCCCGAAGGTAAAAAATATCATATTGAAGGGACATTGAAAGAAAAATGCTTGGATTTGGGATTAAGTTATGCTACAATACACGCAAGTCATTTATATAACCGACCAATGAGATCAGGATGGCAAGTATACACCAAATAACAGACGCAATTTTACCTTCTATTGACAGCACACAATTGGAAAGCATTCAGGATAAATTAGGATGTACGAATTCAATAGAAATAGATATAACCCCCAAGCCACACGCTGTAGAAAACGAATGCCATACCAATGTGCTTCGTCAAGTCAGATGGTATGGAGGAGAAAAAATTGAAGGTTATTACGTGGCAATCAGCCAAAAAGAAAACAAATGGGTAGCAATCAAACACAGCATCTGGAGAAGAGATGACGATTTGATCGATGTGACCCCAACTTCAGACGACAGGACAAAAAACGTTTTCATATGGGGTAATAAAGAGTTGTCATCTGCTGTTTACTTTGATGGGAATAAAATAGTACACCAGCAAATTTAAGTTATAATACCAGCGGTTTTTACAATCCATAAATACTGGCATGCCAGCGATATCAAGACATAAGGATCTAGCCGCCACGGGACACACATGCACCTTCGTCGCACCGGTGATATCAGACAAACGCAAAGGAGTCCACGTGGGCAGTAAGAACGGCAATGCCAAACAGTTCCTGTTGATCTCACCAAAAGGTGTCAAGCACACTGCTGATGGTAACCTCAAACAACTGTGTGCATCATTGAATCTAAGCCATGCTACAATACGTGCAAGTTATGAACTCAACAGACCCATGCGTTCAGGTTGGCAAGTTAAACGGTTAAATGCCAAATAAATATTAGCATGACAGAAAACACAGTAGACTTCAACACAATGAATGGTATGGAAGTTCTAACATATTTGTTAACTTCTCCAGAAGAAAGATTCATCTGGGTGTTGATAGGTATGGGAGTAATAATTTGGTTGTTGAGTCTGTACATGGACAAAGACAGTCAACCCGTCGACTGTAAACCACCAGAACATCATCTATAAACATTGACTTTATCCTCAAAAGAAGTTACAATTAGGTATGCCCAAATATAATTTACTCTGTTCTAGAGATCATAAATTCGAAGGATGGTTTGCATCAGAGAAATCGTATCTGGATCAAAAAACTAAAAAACTGATTGCTTGTCCAATATGTGATAACACAGGTGTACGAAGAGCAGTAATGGCTCCAAATGTAAATTTGAAATCAAAAAAGATCAAAAGTAAAAAAAGTAACACAGCATTTTACAACAGTCGATCAACTCTGCAACATCTTAAGACATGGGTAGAAAAGAACTGTGTGGATGTTGGAGATGATTTTGCCAAAGAGGCTCGGAAAGCAATGGCAGGAGAACGTGATGACCATATATACGGTACAGCATCAGACAAAGAAATAACAGACCTTCACAAAGAAGGAATAGGAGCAATAAGGATACCAAATGTCAAAGATAACTAAAGCGATTGTATGGAGCAACGTAGGTTGTTCATACTGTGAACAAGCAAAAAACCTATTAAAATCAAAAAATATAGAGTTTGAGGAAAGAAACATAGCACACGGAACGTGGACAGTGCAACAGTTACAAGAAGCAGTTCCAGGAGCAAGAACAGTGCCTCAAATATTTGTTGATGAAAAACACGTTGGTGGATTTCAAGAATTAAAAACACTGATTGATCAACAAGGAGGTGATGATGCCTAGTCTACAACAAGGAGATATTATCACAATCAAACTGATGAGTGGTGAAGAAGTGTTAGCCAAATTGATTGAAATTACACAAGATTCAATTAAAATATCAAAACCAAGAGCAGTGGTTAATATTCCCAACAAAGGAATAGGTCTTGGACCATTTGTGTTCACTGTGCCTCAAAATGCTGATGTAGAGATATACAAAAATAATATTGTGTGTTTCACAGAAACAGAAGATGGTATGGCACGTCAGTACAGAGAAGGTACATCAGGATTAACATTACCTAAATAATGAATAAAATTATAGCAATAGATTGTGATGGAGTGCTACTCAATTGGGAGCAATCATTCGACGAATGGATGAAATTTCAAGGCTTTCCTAAACATGCCAGTGATCATTATGAAGTGAATATGAACTATCACATGAACAAAGGTCAATGTGAAGTGCTGGTAAAGATATTCAATGAAAGTGCATGGATGAAGTCATTAAAACCTATGGAAGGTGCTGTTGAAAATGTTAAAAAAATAGCAGAACTAGGATATAAGTTTTATGTGATCACCAGTCAAACATTGGATAAGAAAGCCAATCTGTTGAGAGAAGAGAATCTTAAGCAAGTGTTTGGTGATGTGTTCGAACATATTGAATGTTTAGACACAGGAGCAGACAAACACGAAGCTCTATCTAAAATACCGGAAGGCACATTTTGGATAGAAGATAAACCTGCTAATGCACAGTTGGGTTATGATATGGGTTTGGTAGCATTGCTACTTGACCTTCCTCACAATACAATGTATAATGAGGATAAGGATTCGGTTCAACGAGTAAAAAGTTGGGCTGAAATTTATAACGTTATAAAGGAGAAAAATCATGGCGACTCATGAAGAAATAAAAGAAGCATACGAAACGTACATTGCTGAATCTGAAGCATTCGAAACAAAGGGTGTTAAAGCGGCGGCGGCTAGAGCGAGAAAAGCTCTTGGTACTTTAGGTAAAGCGACCAAAACAAGAAGAAAAGAAATACAAGAGAAAAAAAACTCATTGTAATCTTATTGATGTTGCGGGTGTAAAAATCCGCAACACAACACACAAATTTCCAAAAAAATAATAAATACAACACAAGAAAACAAGAAACAAAGTAATATGGCAACAGGTAAAATTAAATGGTTCAATTCAGCAAAAGGATTTGGATTCATTACACCAGACGATGAAGGCAAGGATGTTTTCTTACATATCTCTGCTCTTAAAGCCGCTAACCTTAAAGAGGTTATGGACGGTGATGTTGTAGAATATCAATTACAAGAATTCAGAGATAGACAAGTTGCTACTGATATCAAAGTAATCAAAAACTTCAATCAATAATAATCACTGCTTGACATTTTAGTGTGTGTATGCTACATTAAGCATATGACAGTTAAAATACAAAAGAATAAGATTGTGATTAACGACTTCCAACACTATTGGCAGTCTGCAACTGAACACGGACATGAGTTCACTTTCGCATATGACAAGGAATTCAAAAACTCCAAAAAATTCACCATAGAAGTAAAGCATTCTGACAAGTTAAGAAGCAAAGATGGTAGATGGTCTCCAATTAAAATTAAGTCTTGACATTTACCCAATAATCTGTTTAAATACACTGTAGACGTTGAAGTGTGTGCAATACACTTTTGGGACGAGGGTTCGACTCCCTCCACCTCCACCAACACTCATTTGAAATAGGCTGGTTTATTTCGAGGGGGTGTACTTGGTTTCGACCGGAGCATAAAAGCACATGGAGTTTATCAGTCTGATCTCTGTAAAGGATCTTACAAATGCAAACGCATTTAAACCAGAAGTGACAGTTCCAGTTAGCATATTTGCTGACGCGGAATTGGTTGCCGCTTAATACCGGCCACTTGGCGGTTGATCTACCGGGCAACAGAACAGATCAAGTGTGGGAGTTTCGGCTCCCACATTTCACTTTCATTAAGTATTCATTTAAGTTTATAATTGTAGTATCTAAATATTACTGTTATGCCTAAACTTAAAAAGAAAACAACTGCTTGGCAAAAGTGGAAAAAGAAAGCACCCAAAGTGCCTGATATCACTTGCCCCATCATAGACGATGTACTCATACGAATAGACAAATTCCAAGATCGTAACACAGTAATTTCAAAGTATCAATGGAACCTACTACACAAGAGAATGGAAAGACTCCGAATTGATAACGAATTATTAAGAGAAAGCGGGCAATATTGGTACGAAATTTGCAAACAACACCTAAAAAATCCAAAGAAATAGCGGCATCTTTACACTTGATTTAATATCTAAATAATGTATAATAATATTATGGCTATTTGGTATAAAAAACATTTAGATAAATTTTTACAGTTTTTATTAACAGTAAAACGAGAACTAACACCATCTAATAGAACCGTACGCAAAGTAAAAGTGTTCTGTTACAAAGTATTAGCATTGGCTGGTGTTCTTTTATTAGCATACACCTACGGAACATTCAATCCCAACAGCATTGTAGAGAAAAAAATTCGTAAACAAGAAGACAAAAGAATGGTAGAGATAGCAAAGAGTTTTGGACTACATGAACCTGAGTTCAAGTTTGACGGACCCAAAACCTTTGTTGTAGCAATGAATAACTGTATCGATTATATCAATTGGACACTACCAATGGATCAAAGAATACCCAGAGACATATTGGTGGCAATGGCAATTGTGGAATCAGCTCATGGTACTAGTAGATTTGCCACAGAAGGTAATGCCATGTTTGGTGTGCGAACCTGGAGTTTAGATGAAGTACCACACATGAAACCTGCGTCTATTCCTAATGCTAAATTTGGTGTTAAGAAATATGAAACCAAATGTCAAAGTGTACAAGATGTAATCGCAATCATAAACAGACATCCTGCTTACAAAGAGTTTAGAGCAGAAAGAGATTTAGACAAACACGAGCCCAATATTACCAAAATGGTGTTTGGACTGAGTGCTTGGAGTACCAACGAAGAATACCCTCAAATCATACTTCGAAAAATTGAAGACTTGACAAACAGTAAATAACACAATACAATATTAGAATGGGATTTATTATTTTGAAACAACCTAAAAAAATCAACCACAGATTACCCGACACAGCATCACTGCGAAAAGCTCGTGAGGAACATCAGGAATGGTTAAAAGAGAGGGGGTTGGACAAGATTAAGTTTAGAAAAAAGAAATCAGAAACATTGGTGATCGAACCTATAGAAGACAGACAAGGAGTACCTTGTGGTGACAAAGTACCTGTGATGGAAAAAGGTGCTGGCAGTAAAAGAGAAGAAATGCGTTACACAGGAGAACGTAGATTGATTGGTATTGCAACCATGCACAAGAGTAATCAAGTGCCAGTGTTTGCAGATGACGATGATATAACAGGACGTAAGGCGGCGACAGAGATATCCTTAATGAAAGGCAACAAATAATGTCAGACCAAGAAGAATTATGGAATTGGATTTGTTGGACTTGTAAATGGAGAGGTGTTGCACAAGAACTAGACAAAGACGAATCACTAGAAGAATGGTATTGTTGTCCTACATGTTGTAGTGAAGAAATAGAAGACATAGGATGGCATCAAGGTAATGAAAAGTATAAAGGAGCATAATGGAAATTGGAGCGGGATTAGGTTTGTTCTTTTTAGGTATGATAGTTTCAGTGGTTGTATTAACAGTGGTTGTATTAACTGTGTTAATTAAAATAAGAAAGTATGATGATGTCGATCACAACAAAGATTAAAAAATGGTTCGATTTTGATTGGCTTAAAAAAACCGAATTGGTCGAACTGCACGAAGTAGATTGTACAAAGGATCCTGTTCGTCCTGAACTGGATATAAAATTTAGAACTTCATACGGTAGAAAAATTTACGGACTTAAACACGGCGAAGATATTATGGCTGTGATGTGTTTTGCATTCACTAATGAAATTCCAAAGACTGTTGAAGAAATGGATGTGTTAAGCAAAGACGCCGCCATGCAGGCAGTACACAGAGCGGGAGTGCAGGGCTCGATAGCGATAGCATACACTGTGTGGAGTCTCAAAAAAGGTGGTGGTAAAATGATTGTGAAAGAAGTTTACAAAATGATTAAACAATCGAATCATTTGAATAGATTGGTTACACTGTCTCCACTCACAGAAATGGCAGAAAAATTCCATTTAAGAAATGGTGCCAAATTGATTCAAAAGAATGAAACCACTCAAAACTTCGAATACGTGATACTCAAATAATATTTTGGTAACATCAATTGCAAAAAATCAATGAATACGCCATTTATTTTTGGTAGGTAATGCTTGACTATTTTGGCAATTTCATATATAATTTAAACTTACAAAGGAGGCTTATGAAAAGGCACATTAATATAATAATGGTACTTGTATTGGGTTTTGTTCTAACTGCTTGTTCAGGTAGAATGGTACAGTTACCAACAGAAAACATAAAAGCAAAGAAGGTACCGGCTTGGTATCTTAACCACGAAGATACTGGCAAAGAAGGATTCATCTTTAGAGATGGGTTCTATTATGCAGTAGCAGTAGCAGTATCTCCAGATATGGAAATGTCTCAGAAGAAGGCAGTTCTTAAAGCAAAAGCGAAGATCACTGATAGAATAAATGGTGAGATGAACAATAAAACATCTATCAACTATTCTGAAAAAGGTGCTTCTGAGTCAATGATTGGCACAGTAGAAGCTCAAGATGTGATTGTTAATATGATTAAACAGACTGTGTTAAGAACATATTCTGTTGAAAAGAAATTAACGATATACAACACTGAGAAGAGCAATTACAGATCATTTGTTTTGATGAAGATATCCAAGAAAGATGTTGAAAACATAGTTAACCTTGTTGAAGATAAAAACAACAAGAAGTTAATTAGCAAGTTAAAAATCAGCAACACCTCGGATAAAGTGTTAAAGCAATCTGACAAATAATATGAAGGCAATATTATACACAATCGCTCTGATTATGTTAGCACTAGGTTTGATACTGTTTGTCGTTGGTTCGTCTGCTCAAGCAGGAGGACCGTGGTCAGATCAATACTGCAATGTTAAAACAGAAACTGTTATCACAAAAGACACACAAGGAAAGATTATTGACAAGCAGATAGTTGAAACTTTGGTGTGTGATGATGGAGCAAAAGACTTTTTGGCATACTCAGGTATAGCCAAAGATTGCAAAGAGTATTGGTTCGATATGTATATCAATCAACAATGGATAAGGAAAAAAGGATATGTTTGTCAAAAGTTTGATGGCTCGTGGGAAATGGTTAATCCTATTAGGTAGTTTGTTATTAACTGCCTGTGGAACAACTGCCACTACCAATAAAAGTATAAGCAGTCAGAATAGTGTGAGTCATAATTATACTCATGCAGGTACCAGTGTAGAAATTTGGTATAATTTTATACGAAACAATATGGGTAAGTTATCCAAACAAGATCAAAAGAAGCAGGCTCAGGCTGTGTATTTTGCCTTGGACAACCTAGAAGAAGGTAAAGTGGTTGCATGGCATACTATGAAGGCTGATACACATGGTTTTGTAAAAGTGGTTGCAAGTTATCCGCATGGTGGTGGTTATTGCAGGGTTATTTTTACACAGATTAAAAAGAAAGACAAAATAAGAGACTTTAAAGAAACTGCCTGTAAAGATGTTGCATACCACGGCTGGCAATTTATTAGGTAAAATTAGGTAAATATAGCATACGAAAAAGGAAACAGTATGTTATTTGGACTTATCACATTTCTTACAGCACTCACTATATCAGGTGTAGCAATCTATTACTCAGTGGCTGGACTAGTGGCAATTTTTGCCGCGGCGGCTGTGCCAATCATTATAATGGGTACTGCCTTAGAAGTAGGTAAGTTGGTAACGGCTGTGTGGCTTCATAGGTATTGGAGCAAAGCGGCTTGGTGGTTACGAACCTATCTATCAATAGCAGTATTAGTTTTAATGCTGATCACTTCCATGGGTATATTTGGATTCTTATCCAAAGCACACGTGGACCAAAATTTATCCTCAGACACAGTCACACAAAGAATTGAAATCATAGACAACAAAGTAAGAGCAGAGAACAGTTATATAGACCGTCAAAAGGACGTGTTAGAGCGTCTAACAGGGCAAAGCACGGGCAGTAATGACAGGTTTAATCAAGACATACAAATAGAACAAAAGAAGATAGATGATGCTTACAAACGTCTAGAAGTATTAGATGCAGATGTTAAAGCATACACTGATCAAGGTAAAGGTTTATTTAAAGGAGACAACATCAAACGTGGACTGGAAGTACGTAAAAGTCAACAAGTAGAAAGAGACAGAATTAATCAACAAGTATCGGATGCTCAAGAAAACATCAACAAGTTAAGAGCTCAAATCAACAACTCCTTAGATAAAAATGATGTTTCTATACAAACATCAGAAAAAAATATATTTGATGCACAAGGCAGAATAGAACTGTTAATCATAGAGCAAGAACCATTAAAAAGTCAGTTAATGAAACTGGAATCAGAAGTAGGTCCTATTAGATATATTGCTGAATTTGTGTATGGCGAACAAGCAGATAGAAATTTATTAGAAGAAGCAGTGAGATGGGTAATCATTACAATTATATTTGTGTTTGATCCATTAGCAGTATTATTGTTGATTGCTTCGCAGTACACATTTAGATGGAGATATATTGAAAAGCATGGCGAATTACCACCAGCACCTAAAACGCCACCCACAACTCCACCAGCACCCACAACTCCACCGGCTCCGTCAGGCGGACAGAGTTTAACTAAAATTGTGAAAAAACAAAAAGAAGTACACATAGCAAATCCTTTAAAAGCCAATAAGAAAGTATCCACAATTAAATTGAGCGATATTGCTGAAAAGAAACCAGTATCTACAATTCCTAGTGCTGAAAAACTTGCAGAATTTAAAAAACGTGAACAAGAAGAACTAAAAGCATTAGAAGAATATTCATATAAGGCTGAAGTAGAGCCACCAATGCCATTGGAACAATGGAATCAAATGATTGAAGAAGCAGAAAAAGAAGTATCAAAAGAAGTAGATGGGTTCAACGAAGAAGCAGAAAAAGAAGTATCAAAAGAAGTAGATGGGTTCAACGAAGACGAAGTAAAATACGATGTTCAAGAATCTAAGCCAATAGAAGAAGTTGATGAAAACAATGATGGCATAGACGATAATACCGGGAAACCAATTACTGGTATTGTACCAACTAAAGGCACATTTGCAGAGGCAGAAGCACTTCAAAAAAAAAAGAGTCTATCGTACATAATGAGAGAACGGAACCAGCAAGTCAAAAAAGAACATCAGGAAGAATAAAACCAGACTTAACTGAGGTTGTGTATCCAAAATCATACAGCCAAAACGAGGAACAATCACCACAATCACATTGGAAGAAACTGTACGAATAACAGCATAATTATTTGTATGCCAAAACTAAACTTAATCACTGAACCAGATAAACTTTTTAACGGTAATACTAGTGTGTTGATGATAAACCCTAGAACAGTTGTCAAAGAAGACTTTAATCAGAAAGCATTAAAATTTAAGAACGATATCAATTTGTATATGTTTGGAGTAGAAGATCCTGATGAACAACAAGATATCAAATGGTTAATTGAAATTATAAATTCTGTTGATGTTATCATATTAGATGTGAATGGTACTTTTAAAGATAGATGGCTATTGGGATATATTTTAAACAAACCAAACTGTTATTATTTTTATGACGGCAGTGATGCGTTTGCTTATAACCTAATCAACAACAACAAAATATACGACCTAGAATTTTTGCCTAGCAAAATAGAAGAATTGGAGAAAAAATAATGACAGTCAAAGCAGACTTGTGGTTTCCTACTGTGATATGGAATGACGAATTGAAACAGATTAATAATTCAGAATTAAAAGAATATGTAATTAAGTTAAAAGCACAAGATGAGCAAGGTAAAGTAGCATCTAACTATGGCGGTTGGCAAAGTAAATCGTTCGACATACTGGATGAGAGACCAATCACTGTGGAAAGGTTTATACAAAGTATTCAAAACTCTATTAACGAATGTACCAAGATGGCAGGACTAATGGATTTACAGATAAGCGATTACTGGTGGAATATCAATAGCAAAGGTGATTACAATCATCCACACGATCATAGAGACAGTATATTGAGTGGTGTGTATTACATCGATATACCAAAAGAAAACATGGGCAATATACATTTTGAAAGGGAAGACAATGCACAATTTTTCTTACCAAGAGTGATGCCAAAAAGAAATCACATCAGTGCAGTAAGAGCCACATACAAACCAATAAGTGGAGGTGTATTAATTTTTCCAAGTTGGGTTAAACATTCTGTGGACGGCAACCAATCAGACAGTGCCAGAATATCAATGAGCTTTAATACTTCAATAGCCATGTCCAAAGACAACGATGAATTGGCAAAGTTGAATGGCTATCCACCATTGACAGAATAGAACATTTGTGTTACATTGATACAATGGCAACAATTCAAGAAAAACGCAACTTTTTAGAACACATAAAAAACGAAACCAAGCATTACGAAATTAGACTCGAAGGTGTTGGTTGTGAAAGTGTGATAGGAGTTATCACTCCCCAAGTATACAAATACTGGAACAAGAAAACAAATACAAAACTTGGAAGTTATATGGCTGAGTATCGAGATATCAACATGCTAGGAAAAGTTCCTGCAAACGCACAGTTGAACAGAGAGTGGTATGAGTATGATGACGTTGCTCATGTGTCGGGTATTGTTTTAAACCGTGACAACACACTGTACATTGATAGATATGATAAAAAATTTCGTTTGGAAGAAACTGTGTTAAGATTAGACTTAGATAAACAACAATTAGAAAAAGAAGGTGTACGAATAGTTAGCACCAGCACTTATAACTATGACTCAGCTCAATTATTGGACAAGCACTATTTCTACGGAATCAGCAATGAAAAAGGTGTTTGGTACACAGAAGAAAAAATTCAATCAAAACTGTATAACTTTGACCTTGCAAATTTATGGTTAAGATACAGCACAATTGCCGGTGTGGATGTTGTTCACGAAATAGAATATGATGGTTTGGATTATTCTTTAACAGCAGACACCAAAGGTTTAGAGTTTAATATTGGAGTAAAACAAGGAATCAGCAAGAAAGATTTTGGTAAAATTAATAACAAAAATCCATGGATAAGCTCTTGATTTTTTCCATAGAGTTGTTATATAATACAGTATCACAAAAAATAAAGTGATAAATATTAGTGTAAGATGCTTGATAGGTCTTACATTATATAAACTTGCTTAACAAGGAGGAAAAGCGATGACAAACAAAACACTATCTATATTCAATCAATTAAGACCCGTAACAGTGGGATTTGACAATGTGTTCGATCATTTCGAAAGAATGATGGATGATCACAATTTCAACACCATGACTGCTACAAACTTCCCACCGTACAACATAGTGAAGACTGGTGAATACACTTATGACGTGGAACTTGCACTTGCAGGTTTTTCAAAAGACGACATAGAGGTAGATTACCAAGACAGTATGTTGACTGTTAAATCTAAGGAAAAAGCCAAAGATGCAGACATAGACGGTATGCTTCACAGAGGCATCAGTAAGAGATGGTTTTCTAAAGCCTTTACTATTGCTGACGATGTGGAAGTAAAAGGAGCAGAACTTAAAGATGGTTTGCTAAAAATATCTATGGAAAGAATTGTTCCAGAAAGTAAAAAAGCAAGATCAATCGAAGTAAAGTAACTTGGAATATGGGTAGGGTGGCAACACCCTACCTAACTAACAATAAGAAGGAAATATGACAACTGATTTAGAAGTAAAAGTAGATTCGAAAATAAAGCAAATTTTAAAGACACCAAAAGATTACAGTGTTATCATGTTGAACGATGAAGTAACTCCAATGGATTTTGTTATAGAGCTATTGGTTACAGTTTTCAAACACACTCCAGAAACAGCCAAAGACATAACAATCAAGATTCACAAGGAAGGTTCTGCAGTAGTAGGTTTATATACATATGAATTAGCAGAGCAAAAAGGAACTGAAGCCACTAATATAAGCAGAGACCGAGGTTTTCCTTTGCAAATAAAAATAGAACAAGAATGAACAAATATTATTTTTGGGTAACACTAGAAAACAAAGCACCAATGAAAGTAGCAGAAGAAGGCAGAACAGCATCAGAAGCCAAATCAATTGTTGAAAGTAGATTTCCAAATGCCAAAGTAATGTTTGCGGAAGGATTTTAATGGGACTGAAAGAGTTAACAAAAGAAGTACACCAAGATGCAGAACGACAAGGATTTGTCAAAGTATTAATGAGTGGACAAATGAGTGAAGAATTGTATGCAGAGTTCTTGTACAATCAACATGCCATATACAATTTATTAGAAGCCTGTGCAATGTCGCATGGACTACTCAACGACTTTCCACAAATACGTAGAGCCCCAAGCATATTGGCTGACTTTCAAGAACTTTGGACAAAAGAAGATATGCCAGAACTTGCTCCTAGCACTGAACGATATATTCAACACATGTACACAATCAAAGAGGATCCTAAAAAATTAATGGCACACATCTATGTGAGACACATGGGAGATTTAAGTGGTGGACAAATGATTAAGAAAAAAGCACCCGGCAGTGGCACAATGTATGAGTTCGGAAGAGCAGACGTTAAAGAAATTAAAGAAAGAATCAGAAACAAAACAGACGACAGTATGGCAGATGAGGCTAGACTGTGTTTTGAATTTGCTACAGAATTATTCAAAGATTTACACAATGCCCAAGAAACAAATTAAAGACTTTCCTGGTAATTTAATTAGAGTTAAAATTTTAGAAGACGAAATTAAATATTTCAAAAGTTTAATTCAAGAAAGTGATACTGGACATATCTATACAACAATAGACAGTTTAACGACCAGAGTAAAAGCATTGAAAGGAATAAAAACAGACGATCCATTTATAAATTAAATTATGAGCAAAATTTGGGACATATTAATAGATTGTAAAGAGCAAATCATCAAAGAGTTCGATGCCAGAGGCACAGAGATTCAAGAAGAAGGTATGGCGCAATTCAATCAGCCAGACAATGGTTGGATCAACAGAGTGTGGAAAACTGAAGATTGTAGACGTTGTCATATAGATGTTGTGGATGCTAGAGAATCAAAAGGATTATGGATGATGCACGTGTGTATATTTCCAAACCTAGACAACAACGGACCTATATATGGTTTTGATGTGATTGCAGGTAAAAATAAAATGACCGGCGCCTTTCATGATTTTTCTAAAAGTTCTGGTGGTGAAGATCACCCATTAATAGATTGGTTTAAAGATGCTGTGGAAGAATTTATTCCAAGTAAAAAACGTGAATTACCTCAATGGGCATTAAACATATTCAGCGGATCAATGGTTGCCGCAGGTAATGTGAGCAGTGAAGAAGAATCCAAAGCCATTGTGGATATGGCACTAGAAAATCTAAAAGTGTATTTTGATTCCATAAGTCAATACAACAACACAGCCAAATATGAAGACACAATAGAAGCCCAAAACTATTACTGTCATAATCAACAACAAAATCCACATACTCCAAGAGTGATGAAGTCGTTGGGACTTAAAGAAGAAGACGTTGAAGTATTCTGCACAGATGCACTATTCCCCAAAATTCAAAAATAAACCGTTGACATCAATATCTAGTTGTGTTATTATTAACTTATGTTGAAATATCATAATATACAAGATATCAAATTGAAACTGACTGCTATGAAACAGAAAAGCATGGAAGTGGAACAAGCAGTTACTAACAACAAATCAGAAGAAGAAATTAAGTTTCTTGCAGATGAGATTAAACAAATGGCAATGGAAATTGCTAACTCATAATGATCGTCACAGTTTCGGGTACTAATAAAAAAATTGCAGATTTAACAGAAAGTCTAGTACATTATTGTGCAGACAAATTAAAAATCAAAGATTCAGTTGTGATAGATGTTGAGTTTTCAAAATCACTCTATAAAGAAGATGGTTTATTAGGTGAGGTTGATTTCGATGATTCCAATCATAAGCCAAAAGAATTCACTATCACTGTTGACGGCACAGGTTCTAAACGTAAAATCATGGAGACCATAGCACATGAAATGGTACATGTGAAACAGTACTCCAAAGGAGAACTAGTGGATCTGTCTAGATCCAACTCAACCAGATGGCAAAACAACATCATCAACAAAGACACAAACTATTGGGATCAGCCTTGGGAAATAGAAGCTCACGGAAAAGAATTAGGATTGTTTATTAGATGGGCTGAAGACACAGAATTATCTCATCAATCTTGGACTCAAACACAATAATTTCATTAACTACCACTATAACACATTTGATGTGCTAGAATATAAATACTAGTACATTATGAAAAAATACGAATTCTACAGTGCAGAAGAGAGAGCAGAAGTACAACTGTTTGACAACGATGTTCATTATCTAAACGGAGAAATCACCGAAGAGAATGTTAGCAAAGCAGTCAAATGGATATTGTCTGCCAACCTCACTAAAAAGCCTAAACGCAAACTGACACTGTATATCAACACGGTGGGAGGCGACTTGTACGAAGCATTTGCATTGATTGATGTTATGAGAAACAGTCATCATCATATTTCCACAATTGGTATTGGTGCTGTGATGAGTGCAGGTTTTTTGATATTCGCCAGCGGCAAACACGGCGAACGTTATGTTGGTAAGAACACGGGTATCATGAATCATCAGCATTCGGATATTATGGAATCGAAGATGCATGACATGAAAGCACAGATGAAAGAAAATAATAACTGTGAACAAAGATGTATGCAGATATTAAGAGATGCAACAGGTTTTGGTTTAGCCGATGTTCGTAAAAAATTCAACAATCCTTCCGATCAATACTTTACAGCAAAACAATTGGTTGATTTAAAAATAGCAGATCACATCTTGTAGTAGATGTCTATTTGTTACTAATCAAAATACAAGTGCTATTTATCTGAATCTGGTTTAGTCAGATCATCTAGGGTGATTATATGGGATTTTGGAAAAGTTGTTGCGCCGTTTTCCGGTTCTTCAATCACACTTTTTGAGTTGTGTCGTGACTGATTCTTGATCTGTTTGTTGGCTTTCTTCTGCTCTCTACGAATAACTCTGTCAGATTTCTTAACCATTTTAACATCTCCAAAACTATTTAATTACCTATTGACTTTATGGCTAATTAGTGCTATATTTTAGTTAATTTAGTATAACCAACAGTTACAAACAGAAATAGGAGACAAATTGAAAATAGAAGTTAGAAATAATAATGTAGAAAAAGCATTGAGAGTGATGAAAAAGAAAATGAAACTAGACGGAGTTTTTCAAGAGATGAAAGACAGAGCACACTATAAAAAACCTAGTGAAATTAAAAGAGAAAAAGCAAAAGAAAGAATGGTTAACATAAAAAAAGCACAAAAATTAAGAAGAAATTTTTTGTAGTATGATCAGTTGGCTGTATTGGACTGTTCCTAATGAAAGAATAAATCATTACATATTTCTTAACGGGTTCGTCATTTTTATCTTGCCATACCTTTTTGGAATTAGACTTACTGCCTTTGGCTATCTATTAAATATTATTTGGATTGACATCATATATTATGTCAGTTACAAACGATTAGAAGAATTAAAAAACAAACACAAGGATGATGATGGAAACGACACATTTTGATGATAAGGTAACAATAGAATGTTTAAAGAACGGACAAAAAGTTGAAGCGGCTGTGCTGTCTTTTAGAGAAGAAGAGTTCTTAACTGTGGTGGTACAGAAAACTGCCAAGATCAACATGCAATGGGCTCCAACCAAAAACTTATACATCGGTAGACAGGTTGGTTTGGAATTTGTCACACCCGGTCCTGAGAAGTTTGTGAGCAAAACAGGAAGATAGTCCACAATTTGGTAAACCTACCTTATTGACTAATACAACAAAAGAATGTATATTAGTATTAATATGTTAAACACAATAAAAAAAATGTTTTCAACTGTATCGAATAACGAGCAGATGATCACAACTAAAGGAGTTAGCTCAATGGCTAAGAAAAAAACTATGACTATACAAAAAAGAGTAGAGACTGCTTTACTTAACGGTGAAGCATTAACATCAAATTCTATCAAAAGTAGATTTGGTGCTGGTAACCCAGGCGCAGTAATTCAAGCACTAAGATTCAAAGGTTTACCTGTGTTCTTAAACACTAACAAAAGAACTGGTGTTAAAGTATACAGAACAGGTAAAGCATCTAGAATGGTAGTAGGCTTAGGTTACAAAGCATTAGCAAAAGGCGTACAATTATAATTGTATAGTTTTTAACTAGATTAAAAAGGCGGCTTCGGTCGCCTTTTTTTATGACTAAATTGTCTTGACAAATCATATTAAAATAATGTATAATAAAGTATGAGCGAATTTAAACAAGGTATTTTTAATCTACTGAAAAAGTTGATAGGTGGCAGTTCAGTTGGATTGGCAATCATATACACCATAGGACACATTGTGATTGCAATGATCTGTAACAATCTAATCACAGGCGCAAGATTTGATTTGGCGGTGATGGATGCCATAATAGAACCCATGATCAACGGTGTATGGTTTTATTTTTTACACAAATGGTATCGTAAATTCACAGACAATCCCAAAGCCAACGCATTCCGAGATTAAAAAATCCTCATAAACATTGACATTTTTGGCAGTTGACATTTTCCAATAAGACAGTATAATATTATTAGCGGTCCTAAAAAAACTGTGTAAATTAACCTTAGGCTGGATATGCCGACAACAGAGGATATAAAATGAGTAAACACGCAGATATTGTTAATGAACAATACAATCATAGAGAGAGTAATTTCGTATCTCTACAAACCCGTATAACAGAAGCATTCAAACTGGCACCAAAGTTTGAAGCACAACTCGAAGCAGTTGTAGAAGAATTCAAAAGACGTAATAAAGACAATTGGTCATCATTCAGTGAGATGGCATTGGTGCAGGCAATTCCTGTAGATTTTAGTAAAATACTAATTGACTCCACAATGCAACGTCCAGTGAACATGCGTCATGTATTAAAGATCCTAAACTATTTCAGTCAAACCATGGTAATGCCTATACAGGTGTACAAAGAAGGCGACAACTATGTTGCATGGGACGGACAACACACCAGTATTGCACTGTACCTTATACTCACAAAAGTTTTTGGTGAACTTCAAGCAAACACAATGATTCCTGTGAACATTTATCCAGTTAAACAAAAACTAGAAATTCGTAGGAACTTCATTTTACTAAACGGTGATGCCAAAGAAAAATTAGATTTTATCGATACATATCGTCAAATGGTGTACGGTGCCATAATTGACAACAGTGACGATCCAATTTGGCAAGACACTGCAAAAATTAATGACTTGCTTAAAGACGCAGGTCTATTTGCCACACACGAAAAGTTTGGTGACGAAAGAGAGCCGGGTGCATTCACATTGTTAGCAGATACCATTATGACCAAGAAGTTGGA